CTGGGAATTGAGCAGAAAGAGGTCATTAGGGAAGTGGTAAAAGAAGTCCTGCAAGAAGTCAAAACCACGGTGATAGCAGACAGCGGCGAAGAACTGGCCAGAATGCAAGCACAGCTGGAAGTATATAAAACCATGTACAATGACTTGTTGCGGATGACCGTCAAGGGGGCAGTCTGATATGGACAAAAAAGAGTTTGCCCTGCTGGCTGCCGCCTTAAAAACTTACTACCCAAAAGAAAACTTGCTGCCCAACAGTCAGGCTATGGAATTGTGGTATAGACAGCTGCAAGATATGCCATATCAGGTGGCAGAAGCCGCCTTGAATATGTGGGTGGTCATCAATAAGTGGCCACCCACCATTGCGGATTTGAGGGAAAAGGCTGTAAGTGTGGTTAACGGTCCGCAGCTGTTATGGTCAGATGGATGGGGACAGGTCATGAAAGCCATAAAAAAGTATGGAAGCTACAAGCAGACAGTTGCAATGGACAGCTTTGATGATATTACAAAGCAGTGTGTGCAGCGGTTGGGCTATCAGGATTTATGCCAGAGTACAAATATCATGGTTGATAGGGCGAATTTCCGCATGATATTTGAGCAGCTAAGTGGGCGGCAACAGCAGGCGGCGCAGATCCCGGCCACGTTATCAAGTATGATAGAGGAAATCCAGAGAAAGGGGCTGGTGGAAAGTGAAAGCAAAAGAATATCTGGGGCAAATCCAGAAGATTGATCGGCTTATTGAAAATAAGCAAGCTGAAGCGGAACACTGGAAAACGATTGCAACCAGTTGCACAGCACAAATAGATGGAGAGCGAGTACAATCCTCTGGCAGAAAACAGAAGATGGCTGATGCAGTATGCCGTTATATGCAGGTAGAAGAGGAGATTTCAACGGCTATTGACCAATTGTTGGATATCAGAAAAGAGGTCATTAAGACCATTGAACAGCTGGATACAGCAGAGTATGACGTGCTGCATAAGGTTTATGTACAGTACAAAAACTTTTATGCAGTTGCGGCACTTATGGACAAGTCATACAGTTGGGTAACATCGGTGCATGGACGTGCACTGATAAATTTGCAAAGGATATTAGATAAGGATAAAAAAGAATAATAGGAGAATTGAAAATGGATAACTTAACTCGTGAAAGAGTAAATGGAATAGAGAAAAAGGCTGAGATGGTTATAGATAACTTCGCTGGTGGCGGTGGCGCGTCTACGGGCATCGAACTTGCCATAGGCCGCCCGGTAGACGTTGCAATCAACCATGACATAGCCAGTATCCAGATGCATAGGCAGAACCACCCCCATACTAAGCACTACTGTGAGGATGTGTGGGAGGTAGACCCGCTGGAAGTAACGCAAGGTAGACCGGTTGCCCTATGCTGGTTTAGTCCAGATTGCAAGCACTTTTCTAAGGCTAAGGGTGGCAAGCCGCGCGAAAAGAAAATAAGAGGTCTAGCGTGGGTAGCCGTAAAATGGGCGGCGACAGTCAAACCCAGGGTAATCATTCTGGAAAACGTGGAAGAATTTCAGACTTGGGGTCCGCTTGACAAATATGGTTATCCTATTAAGGCACTGTCTGGCCGAACATTTAAGAGTTTTGTAAATGCCTTAAAAAATCAAGGTTATGATGTAGATTACCGAGAATTAAGAGCATGTGATTATGGGGCGCCCACCATCCGTAAGCGTTTCTTCCTGGTAGCCCGAAGAGATGGTGAGCCAATAAGGTTCCCGCAACCAACGCACGGCGCAGGGCTGAAATCTTATAGGACGGCGGCAGAAATCATAGACTTTTCGCTGGATACCAAAAGCATATTTGGCCGAAAAAAGCCACTGGCAGAAAACACGTTGCGGAGGATTGCAAGAGGGCTGGACAAGTTCGTGTTGAAAAATCAGAAACCGTTTATTGTATCAGAGAATGGCGTAAAATTGCCGTATCTGACACAGTATCACACGGAGACAGCAGAAGGAGAGGTAAGAGGGCAGACAGTAGACACGCCGATACAGACGATAGATACACAGCCCAGGTACGGACTTGCGATAGCTAACTTGTGTGTGCTCAGGAATAACATGGATGGAAAGCCGTTAAATGCTCCTCTTTCCACTGTCACAACATCACCGGGACACTTCGCTCTTCAAACGAACTATCTTGTTGAATATTATTCAAACGGAAGGGCACTGTCCATAGAAAAACCATTACATACCATGACCACCAAAGAGCGCAACGGTCTGATAAGCGTAAAAATAGCTAAAATCGACAGCAACATAGATTTGCAAAACTGGCCGGAGGTTAGAGCGCTGCTCAACCAATACTGTGGGTACAGCATAAGCGGTGACGAAGTCATGATTATAACCGTAGGGAATACTGATTACTTTATCGCCGATATCGGGTTTCGCATGCTTACGCCGAGAGAACTCTATAACGGACAGGGATTCCCATCTGACTACTGTATTGACTTTGACGTTGATGGCAAGTCATACAGCAAAAAAGAGCAGGTGGCACGGTGCGGGAACAGTGTGCCGCCAGTATTCGCAGAAGCCCTGGTCCGTGCGAATTTGCCAGAACTATGCGGGAAGAAATATGAGACCATGCAGCAACTACATGATGATATAGCGGTTTAAGGAGGGCAGGTAATGAATAAGACAAAGATAGAATGGTGCGACAGCACATGGAACCCGGTAACGGGCTGCAAGCATTGGTGCGACTACTGCTACGCCCGGAGGATTGTGAGGAGATTTGGGACGCAGCTTCCCGACCGCAGCGGCTACCCGGAGGAAAGTAAAATTGGTGATTTCCCGGACGAGATTGAGAATTGTTGGTTCGGAGCGAGTGCATCGAATAATGATGAACTTGAAAGGGCTAATACATCACGCGCCATATGGTTGTCTATTGAACCAATAAGAGAACGTATTTATACGGATGAAGACCAGTTTATGCAGTTTTTAGGACCCGGTATCCGAGAGACACGCCGTTGGGAGTGGGTAGTAATTGGTGCAGAAACCGGAAATCAGAAAAGCAAAGTAACACCGAAAAAGAAGTGGATTGATGAAATTATAGAAGTTTGTGATTTTTATGGAACGCCGATTTTTATGAAAGATAGCCTTATTCCTATCATGGGAGAGGAAAACATGCGGAGAGAATTCCCATGGAACAGAAGGGCAGGTGGGCAGGGATGAGACCAACCGTGAAAATACTTAGAGTATTTCCGTACCGTACCAGTTACACGCCTGACGATGAGCTGGTATTTATCGGAATGCCGCCGCTGATTATTCCGGAACATGACGAAGTTCATGTATCTTGTACATTCACATGGGATAAAGCACTTTGCGAAGAACTTGCTTTTCAATGGGAAGGGAGGACTGACAAACCTGTTAAACTGGGCGGGGTGGCATATAACAGTCCCGTAAAAGGCTTTACACCGGGATTGTATGTGAAGAAAGGCGTTACATTCACGAGCCGTGGTTGTAATAATCGCTGTGGATTCTGCTTAGTGCCGAAACTGGAAGGAACGTTGAAAGAACTGCCAATCACGTCGGGAAATATTATTCAGGACAACAATTTCCTACAGACTAGCCATGAGCATAAGAACAAAGTTTTTAAGATGTTGGAATCGCAGAAGGGAATTTGTTTCAAAGGCGGCTTAGAAGCGGATCTGATTGACGACCATTTTGTTGAGAATGTAAAAAATCTGCGAATCAAAGAATTATGGCTTGCGTGTGATACTGATGCAACTATACCAGCTTTACAACGTGCTTGTAAAAAGCTGAAATTAGCAGGTTTTACTCATAATAAAATTTATTGTTATGTTTTATCTTACGGAAAAGATATGGAGAAAGACGAAGCACGTGCAAGAGCAGTTTATGATGCGGGTGCGATGCCATTCATGCAACTGTACCGAGATTTTTCGGATAAAAAAACAGAGTATCCGAAAGAATGGAACCAGTTCCAGCGGCAATGGAGCCGACCCGCTGCAATAAAAGCACACATGAAAAAAGGGACGAATTTTGATAGTTATAATACAGACGAAAATAACATGAAGTTCATCTGAAAATTACTCAAATATCACAGCACTTTAATGTACTAAAATGCAAACAACTGTATATAATTGTATATGCTTGTATATAATTATATATTTTTGCAAAAAGTTGTATAACATTAGCGCAAAAAAGGTGCTATAGTATAAAGTGCGAAAGAAGGGAAAAAGTTTTCCTCTTTTTTCATAAATCCCCTGTCAAAATGGCAGGGGTATTTTATTGAGCGTATCATGTTGACCTTCGGGCGCAT